TTCGCTATTATTTGCTATATCTTCATTTGTGATTATATTTTGTGCAGTTAAATATTCTTTTAATGAATTTTCAAATGCTGTTTTACTAAAAATCCAATCTTCTTTTGATAATAAATTACTGTTAATATCTTTTATTTTTTCTATTGTTTTATTTTTAAAAGTTTGTTTTTTTCTCTCAATAGATGCTTTTTCACTATATTTGCTTTCACCAGTAATTATTTCTCTCATTTGTTCTGTTGTTTTTTTTGCATAGTCACTTACTTCTTGAGATGCTTTTTTCCAAGTTTTTGTTCTATTTTCAATCGGAACAACTGTTTCTATTGTTCTTGCAACTGCATTTTTAACTTTTTGAGTTCCCCACATAGCAACATTTGACACCATATTTCTTATATGTGTTTTAGGATTTCCTAGCATAGACAAATATCTCCATGCAACTATTTTTTCTGACTTTGTAGTAATCAATTGTTCAGCAACTTTTTCTTTAAATTGTTCTACTCTAGAGTTCAAATCATTTTGTTCAAATGTTCCATCAGCCTTATATGCGTTTAATATTAACTCAACCATTTCAGGTGTTATTTCAACATTTTGAAATGATGTATCACCTTTAGCCTTTGCTCGTTGTACAAGTTTTTGATAAAATCTCAATTGCCCTTCTGGAGTTAGCCTTTGTATTATAGATAATGCTTGAACTTTTTGTCCTAAATCAGTACCTAAAATTGCAGTGTCCATTATTAAATCACTTGCTAATTGTGTATCGCCTTTGTTTATAGCTTCTTGTATAAGTCTTTCGGCAAGTACAATATCTGTAAGTGAAATATCATTATCATTTATTTTACTTTGAATATACTTAATCGAAGTCTCGTATCCCATTGAATCTAACTTATTATTCGCTTTATCCAAAGTCTTCTTATTTGATTGAACAACATAACTAACTTTGTTAAAGTCTAAATCTTCTAAAAACACCTTATCCTTAACTATTTCACTTTCTAGTGATGTTTCTATCCATTTTCTTTGTTTTACCTCTAATGCATCATTTTTTATAGTTTCATTTAATATTTTAGCAATCTGTTTTGATTTTTTAGAAGGTTTAGTATTTTTTTTAACAGGTGGCATATTTATTGCATTATTTTCGCTAGATTGCATATTATTAGTAATAGGTAATATGCTAGATTTGACATTTTGGTTTGATTGTGGTATATTATTGGCAGAAAAAGCCACAGATGTGTCGCCTAGGGCGTTAATATCATTGGACATTATGTCATTTGATACCACATCCTCGGCTTTTTTTAATTTGTTGTTTTTTATAAATTCTAAGTACTCTTTAGAATCACTTTCAAATACATAATAACTTTCTGGATAAAGTTGTTTTTTTGTACTTAAAACCTCTACCGCTACTGAATAACCATTTATTTTTTTCGTAAAATATAATGTTGGAGTTTTTCCTCTAGATAATTGTGAACTTAGTCCTATATAATCTGGATTAGATACTACTTCGCCATATTTTGATAAATTTTCTGGGGTCACATCTATTTGTCCAGGTCTTTTTTCAACACCATGTTGATTATAAGAATGTTCTATATTATTAGAACTAATAACTATATTTGTATCTTTTGTGTCATATTTAATCCCTAGTTTTTCCTGTATCATTTTTGAATTATTTAATAATGTATTTAGTTTACTAGCAAGGTTATCGTTAATTCTTCCTAAAAACAGTTTCTGAGTTTTTACTGGAATACTATTTTTTTTGGCTTTTTTCGTTATTGGATCATAATATTTTTTAACAAATGAATTAAGCTCTGCATTTATTCCATCTATTAAATTATTTCCACTTAAAAATCTCTTTATATCATCATTAGTATATTTTTTTATTTTTAAATTACCTTGATTTTTAATGATATTTGTATTACTATTGTTATCAGAAGCAAATGCTCCATCCGTTTCGGACGTTCTGTTTGGGGCTACAAAAGCATCACTCGTTGGAGATATGCTTCTTTTTTTTATTTCATAATCATTATTAATATTACTTTCTTGTTTTACTATATCATTAACTGTTGGCAATATTTTATTTTGTTCAACAGTTTCTTTTTGTATAAAATCTTGACCTTTAATATTTGACTTTACCAAACTTGGGGCTTGAGATATACCACTTATTATTGCTCCAGAAATAAATTGATCTAACAACTGTTCATCTTTCATTATTTTAGATAAATCTTCTTCTGATAAATATGTCATTTTTTTACCAATCGCTTGAATAACTCCAGACATTACTTCTTCTGAACCTTCTGCAAGTGATTTTACTGTATATTCAGTTAAATTCTTTGCTAATTGGCTTTTAAATTTACTTGATATTTTTTTTGCTAACATGTCATCTGCGCTAGATAAACCTTTGCTAATACCTATTGCATTTATTCCTTTTCCTAATCCACCAAATATTAATTCTGTTCCCGCTTCAGCAACTCCACTTATAAGACCATATTTAACCGCCTCTTCATCAGTTGCTCCGCTTAAATATGCTTCATTCATTCCAGAACCCATAGCACTAGTTCCAGTTGCTGCAGTTGTCAATGCAGTTGTTCCTAATGTTCCTAATCCTGCTGAAGCACCTAAACCACCTGTAGCAATTATTCCTCCTACATATCCTAATCCTTCTGTAATACTATCTGATTTATCTCCTAAAACAGAATATTTATCAAATTCATTTTGAATTGAACCAATTGAATTATTAACTAAATTCTTTTGTGCAACCTTCTTCGCTTTTTCCGAAAATTTATCTGCTCCTAGTACCTTAGATGCCCCAGCAACTCCATATGTTCCTAAATCAACTACACCTTCTGCTAAATTACCAACACCTTTTATCGCACCTGTAACGGCATCTCCCAATGTATTAGCAAATGTTACTGTAGCATCTCCAACTTGATAACCATCTTTAAAGGCGCCTTTTTTAAACCATTTATTAGTATTTTTTTTATTTTTGCTTAATTCTAATGCTGTATAATAATTTCTATTAGTATCATTCATTTGATTCAATAATGCATCTTTTTTTACAGCCTCTAAATATGAATTTGTTTTGTTCCCTAAAAAATCATTACTTTTGTTTACTTTTTCTATATTGCCATTTTTATAAATATATCTTGCCATTTATATCACTCCTGACATTAGTAATTATAAAGTCGGTTTCTTCCTACTCCTTTTGATGAAGTTGTTGTTGAACTTGATGTACTTGTTTTTGAACTGTTGCCTTTATAATTTTTATTTAAAGGATCTTTTGTTGAATCTGCACTTCCTTTTTTATAATAAGTTTTACCATCAACTTCTATCACATCAATATAATCTTTATCTATATAATAATCTAAATCACCTGCTGTACTTAGTCCCAAATTGTTTAACAAGGATACTACATTTGTTGAATAACCTGATAAATCTACTTTTGGAGAATCATTACTTGAATTGCCGTCCAAAATAATATTATTCGAATCATCTTCTAAACTAGCATAATAGGCATTTTGTGCTGCTAATTGTTGCTGTTGAAGTTCATACTCTTTTTCCCATTGTTGTCTAGCAATTTCGTCTTGTTGTTTCTTATATTCCATTTGTTCATTAAATTGTCTAATAGCCTCGGCTTGTTCATTTTCATAATTGATTTGATTTTCAACATCTTTATATCTATCGTAGTAAGTATTATTAATGTTATATTCCCAATTTAATTTATTTTGAGTTTGAGTATCTTTATAGTTGAATCCTTCTAATGCTATTTCTAATTTTTGTTGCATTTGTTGTAATGCTAATTCCGCTAGAGTTGCATTATTAGAAAGTTGGGCTTCCTTAATTGCATTATCAAATTCTAATTTAATATTATTTAGACTTTCTCTTGCAGTAGCAACTCTATTTTGATATGTATTATACATATCTACTTTAGAACTTTCAGCATATCCACTGTTAGATAACCCATTAGAAGCAGCATTCTCTCTGGATACACCATACTTATCCACTTCTTTTTGATAATCAATATAACTTGCTTTTGCTTCTTTTTGGTATTCTTGTTCTGCTTTTTCTTTTTGTTGATTATATAGTTCCAATTGATGATTTAAATTATCATTTGCAATTTGTTCTTGAGTTGTTTTCCAATTGTCAACATAATCTTGTTGTTGTTGAGTAAGATTTTCTCTTTCTGCTATTAAACTATCATATGTTTGATTATATTTATTTAATTCATTTTGTTTATCTTGTTCTACTTGTGTAAATCTTTCATCATCATAATTAACATTCATTTATTATCACCTCTTTACATATCCACCGACAAATGATTCTAATGTATAAGAATTTAGACCAAAAGGCATAGTAGAACTAAACTTCATTTGTATTTTCTTCCATTTTTTCTTTTTAACTCTATATACTATGTATCCTTTATCATTGTCATAAGTCCCTATTTCTTCAAAATCGTTATTGTCAGTTCTTACTTCTACTTTTATATTTGTTCCTGTCATTTCAGCAGTTCCACCACGTTTATTAGTTGTTTTTTGATATTGTGGATACTTAAAATCATCATGTTTGGTAGTCCAATATGAAGTTATTTCTCCATCTGTTTTGGTTAATTTATAGATAGAATTATTACCACATAAATAAAGCACTCCATCTTTTACTGAAGTGCAAGTAATATTTTGTGCTAATCCCCAATAATACCATTCATATTCCACATAAACATCTTGATATTTTTGTCTACTATCTGCTAGGTATACTTTATTATCTATAATTACTAATAAATAACCTTCCCACTCTTCTAATATCATATTTTTATAATTAGATTCTTGTAGTAATCTTCCATCTATCATACTAGATCTATGTGCCAACACTTGTTCTGTAGTTATATCACCGTTGATTGCTTCCATTCCTCTATCACTAAAGAAAACAATATCATCATTAAAATTAATACCTGTTGCTACACAACCTGTATTTATACTAGAATGAGTGCTAGGATATATTTTCCCATAACTGCTATCTATTACTGGATTATGATAGAAAACAGTAGTATTTGCTTGTGATGGTTCTTTAAATACCCATAATGCATTATTACTTGCTACCATTGCTTTAACTGGTGCTAAATCTGTACCTTCATTATAATAATCTAGGTCGCTAATATATCTAGGATCTTCTAAAGAACTATGAAATACTGCATTAGGATAGTCTTGGTTTCCACTAAAAAACACCCTATTATCAAATACAGTAAGCAATGT